GGACACTGCCCCAGCTTTAGCCTGTCCTCAAACTTGCCGTCGCCTTCCTGTATCATGTCGCCCCTCAAAACGGAATCTCATCATCCAGATCAACCACTTTCGGGTTAACCGATTCAATCGTTGCGCCGGGGAATGTTTCCTTAATCTGGCCAATCACCGGCTTTTTATCCTGCAAGCCTGCGATGATCTGTGCAACCTCTTCGGCACTATACACGACCAGATCGCGGTTTTCCCGCTTTACCCTCGACACATCCCAGCTGGTGCGCGTGATTGCCAGCACCTTGCCATCGGGCATTGCCGTCTCAATGTAATCGCCGGTCAGTGGTTCGGCACCGCGTTCGATGGCGGCAGCTTCTAGCACCGCGATGCCACGCAGCGTCACATCAACCTGATGGTCAACGTCGTGCCGGTCATCGATGGCCTTGTTCAGCTTTGCCATCTGCTGATCGAACCTTTCGCGCAACTTGGTGCCGACCAGCCACTGCAATCGGTCGACGCCCCATTTCGCCTCATACCGCGACACGACATCATCATATCTGTGCAGCGCATCCTGCATCCGGCGTTCGGCCAATTCTGTCGGCGCATAATATGCCCGACTTGGTTTCTGCGGTCTTTTAGCCATTTCATTCCCCTTTCGGCTATCGTGCGTTCGGTTCGGTACGGCCCCCTATAGGGGGGGCCGAACCGTACGAACCGGTACGGAGGTTCGGTTCGGAGGTTCGGAGGTTCGGAATTATTCGTCTAACTCTTTGTTTATATACAAAAGACCATCGGTGATTTTTACGAACTTCTTATCGAAAACCTTTGTTCGCGCGGTTGTCAAAGATGATGCGGAAATTCCGATTGTGTCTCTGTTGCAAACCTCTATCCACCGATCTTGTGTTATGCCCCGACCCTGTTTGATGATTTCATTTTGCAAAATATCGAAGACCATCCGCTGTTGTTTTGAAAGCTGACTTTTATGCTTGGCGCGTGGCTGCTGCTCAGTCGGCACCAGCACCGCGCTGCTATCTTCCAGCAAGGCAATCGGCAGCAGTTCAAAGTGCATCGGTTCGATGCCCTCTGAATCTTTCTGCTTTTCCATCTTGATCGTCGCCAGCCCTTCGCCGCCGGTCATGCCGATCACCGTATCCGCGCCGCCAAGGACCGCCGACGATCCGCGCAAACCCCTGCCAGCGTCCTTGCCGCTATGCGCCACCGCCAGCACAGCCACACCGCAGCGGCGCTGTATCTCGTTGCACTGTTCGATCAGCAGGCCGGTGTCGGTCGCGCTGTTTTCATCGTTGCCGGTGGCGGCTAGGGTCCGGGCTAGTGTGTCGATCACGATCAGCCGAAACGGCACATCGAATGATTCGATGGTTTCGATCACCGCTTCGACGCCTTCCGGTTCAAGCATTTTCACAGTTTGTGGAACGACGTGAAAATCTGTGATGTCCTGTTTCTTGTTGTGCATCATCCACGCCTTGACGCGCTTGCCCATACCGCCGACGCCTTCGCCAGCTATGTAGAGGACCGCACCTTTCTTTGTTTCCCTGCCGTGCCATTCATCGCCATATGCGATGGCAAGCGACATATCGATCGACAGGAACGACTTGCCGATCCCCGGCGCACCGTAGATCACGCTGAAGCCGTGCGCCGTGATCATATCATCGACCAGCCAGTCGACCGGCGGCATGTTGATTAGCTGGTTCATATCCAGCGTTTGCAGGGCGCGGGTTTCTGGCTTCACTTCCGGCGGCTGCGCTTCGATCAGCGGTGCGTCTTTCATCGTTTGAATCAGCGCATCGACCGTGTTGCCGTTTGCCAGCCAATCAGCGACATCGCCCTTTTCGGGCAGACCGGGCAGCGTGACGCGCTTTAGGTGCTTGGCGATGCCGAACAGGTTGGATGCCACCAGATCGGCGTGCTTGGCACCGGCATCATCATTGTCGGGCAGGATGACGACGTTGCGCCCCTCGAACCATTTGTTGATTGACGGCTTCCAGTTTTTTGCGCCGCCGTGATTAGTGGTTGCGACCAGACCGTGCATGCCTAGCACGTTCGCGCATTTCTCGCCTTCAACCACGATGATCGGCATATCGGGTTGCAGCAGTATCTGATCCAGCCTGTACGGCACCGGCTCGACGCCCTGCATATTATACAGCCATCCACCTTTTCCATCCGGCCTGCGCTGCTTGAACGTCTTGGATGCGCCTTTCTGCCAGCGCTCCACCTGATAGATCACCTCTCCGTTTTCGTCGACATAATCAAACCGCGCCACCAGCTTTTGTGCCGGTGTCAGCGCTGTTTGCGATTGCTTTGGAATGCCAAAGTCGGTTTCTAGGATATCGGCCACGCTGGCCATCGTCGTGCCATAATGGCGTTCGACCAAATCCACCAGACCGCCGCCAACGCCCTCTTCATGTGAAAACCACAATCCGCGTTTGGTATCGATGGATAGACTGCCGTGATTGCCGTATCGCCATTCGGTGCCGCGCTTGCTGGTGGGTTCACCTAGCAGCCTTAAGGCAACGGTTTCTATATGTGCTGATAAATTGTTCATTGCTCTTCCCCAAGCACTTCCCCGTTGTTTGTTGGGGCGGCACAAGATGGGGAAGTATCCTGTGCCGCCCCATCCACGTCAGAACAGGTCGCTGCCTGCACTTGTGGTGGCTGGAGGTGCCGAAGGCGGCGCGACAGGCTCTGTCGTGGCGGCTCGAGCGGTTGCAACACCAGCAGTCATATAATCGGGCCGCGCGACCCATTTGGCAATCGTCCATTTCGGGATGCGCCACGCAGACGTGCTGCCATCGGCACGTTTGTTTTCGACGCGCTCTGACCCGCTGACTTCCACCACCGGCATCATGCCGGGATTCGCAGCCTTGCCAGCTTCCCAAGCCTTATACAGCGGCACCATCGCCTGATTGTATACGTTGCTGCTTGTGGTGCTTAATTCACGCAGCCCGACAGTCGGGTTGCCAAGCTGCACCCGGAAGCCCCACTTGTACATCGGCTTGCCCGTATCATCGAAGACTTGCGGCAAATCCGGCTTCGGTTCGCCAGCCTTGACCATTATGAAATCCGGGGCCGGGTTGTAGGTGATCCAGCCCATTTCAATGTTGTCAAAGTCCATCGCAAACTGCGTCGGATAAGTGATTTCGGCATCAACGGACCTCCACTGCCCGTTCTCGTTTACGCGATCACTGGTCCGCATCGACCCGTCCATCGCGCTAAATTTAATCAGCGGGATGCGATCCCCACCGCCACCGCCGCCAGTTGATTCATATTCCAACATCGTTTTTTCCTCGTTTCACGTTTTAGGATTGTGGCTGATTACTGTCAGCCGGGAGATCGGATAGTAGGCGCAAACGTCCAAATCCTGCGGATCGTTTCTGTCTGCCCTTCCACCCGGATGAACCGTGAAGTCGGCAGCAAAGTCTAGCTTCGCCAGCGCGTCACGATACAACAAGATCAGATGCGCCGGTAAGCCGGTCGCTTCTGTGAGAAGCCGTGCGTGCATCACCTTGGATAAGCTGATCATCACGGTCGGATATGTGTGCAAGTCGCACTTGCGTGCTTTGACTTCGGCGAACCCGATTGGCTGGCCACCACGCCGCAGCAGCCAGTCCAGCCGGTACTGGATCGGCAGCTTGTAAACCTCGACGCCGATGTTCGCCAGCGCATCTGCGACCAGCTTTTCATTCTGGATATCAGCGTGGGTTTCGTACTGTTGGCGCATGTGCCAGAACCTCCCTGATCAGCGTCATAGCCGTGCGCGTGTCCATTTCGACCGCATACGACCAATCCAGTTCGGTGTCGTCTGGCACGCCGCGAAAGTTTAGCGGATGCCCTAGCCGCGTTATAAGCGCCACTGGTAAGCGCCAGCGCCAGTCCATCCGGTCATAGCGCCAGACCAGCAGCGGCCACTTGTGCGCCGCCGTGGCAGCTTTGCAGCACTGGTCCCACCACGCCCCGCGCGGTGTTTCGCCGCCCTTGGCGTATCGCTTAACCTCAATGACCATCGGGAAATCCATATCGACGCAAAGCAAGTCGCCACGGTCGGCTGATCTGTATTGCTCCAGATCGCGCTTGAAGGCCAGCCCAAGCTGGTCATGCAGGATCGCAGCCACTTCGCGCTCCCCGCCGCTGCCCTTCGTCCTACTGTTTGCCATCGGCTTCCCTTTCGCGCAGCAGGCGATCCAGTTCGCGCCCAAGGATATCATCAGCAAGCGCCGCCAGACTGCGATGCGGTGAATCATCCAGCATCGCCTTCAGCTTGTCGACAGTGCTTTGCCGCAGCCGGAAATGTACCTGTTTTGTGACTGACAATTTTTTTCACCTTTTTTGCATTTAGTGCTTGCATACCACACTGGTATACCCCATAGTCAATATAACAAAAGTTTGTCACACACAAGGGAGACAGAGAAATGGGAATGATCGTTTCAGTTTATCGCACCGACACAGGCAGCCACGATTGCACCAACGGTGGCATGACCAACAGCAGGACCGGCGTCAGCAAGCTTTGCATCATCAACGTCGACGGTCCATTCAAGCCGACAGATGACGCGCCAGCCGCCAGCATAGAAGCTGGTCCGCTTGGTTCGGTTTGCATCGTCCCAGCCACCCCGCGCTGGGAACGTGCTGGCAACCGCATGTTCGGCGGCAACTTTGCCTACACCAGCGACAGCCGGTTTCGCCGCGCTGTTGAGGAGATCACCGGCGCAGACTTCGCTGGCCCGGTCCACATCCACGACCGTTTTGAATGCTAATCAACCGGCGGGGCTTCGGCCCCGCCCCAAACATCAAAGGGAGACATCGATGACAATCAGAATGGAAGACCTCGACCGCGACACGCTTGAGAAGCTAGGGCTGAAAGCCCCGGCCAAGCATCGCGAATTCACTGCTGAAATGGAGCGTCAATGGGCGATCAAGGTTCTTGGCCCCATCGCGAACCTGACCAAAGATCAGCGTCGCCGCGTCCTTGAACGCGCTATCAAGATGAGTGCAGCCTGATGCGCCACCTTATCCTCATCATCACCTTGTCAGCATCGGCATGTTCATACACGCCGGTCGCTGATCTTCGTGCATCCGGCGATGCCGCGCAGCTTTACCAGCGCGATGTCAACGAATGCCGTCAACTGATCAAGGAAGCCAGATCGATCTGGCACAAGCCCTTGATCGGCCCCGACCCTTGGCTGGACAAGTGTCTTGACGGTCGCGGCCATAGCATCATTGGAGGTTAAGATGCGAAACCAACTGATCGCCGATTTCGTCGGCATGATGATCATCTGCGTTCTGGCCATTGTGTTCGGCACCAACGCAGTCACCGATAACTATAACATCTGGGCGCTGATGGCCCAGTTCGGAGGGGCAAGCTGATGGAAAATTATCAACAAATCATCGACGAAATGGATCACAAGATGATGCGCGGGGCAGAAGCAAGCCCCGATCTATATCGCGTTCTTTCTGCACTTCGTCTGTGCGTCAAATATTCGGCTGACAGCTTGGCTAAGAAAAGCGAACGCATTATGGAAATGCGCGAAATGATCGAACAAATCAAAGATGAAACGCACGCGACCATTAAAGAGGAGCAGCGAATTTGCCGTGAGGTTTGCGCGTTACAGGCCAGCGACCATCAAAGAGAAATAAAAATATTGCGGCGTCAGATGGGCATCTGGCGTGCAAAGGCCAAGCGCCTTGAATCAGAAAAAGGGGAAAGCTGATGTCTAGAGAAGACGCTAAGATGGAACGAAATATAATTTGGCACAATCATCATATTGTGCCTCGTCACGCAGGCGGGACAGACGATCCAGAAAACATCATCCGCGTAAACGTCAAGATGCACGCCTTTCTGCATTATCAGAGATTTTTGGAAACAGGCGATGTCCAAGACAAAATAGCATCGTGGATGTTGGCCGGGCAGAAGACGCCGCATGAAGCGCGTTTATTAGCGGCAAGAATAGGGCGAGAAAGGCGGTCGCCTTATGGCCGGGGCCACGATGCGGTCAGAACGCCCAAAAGGTTCACTTTGTATTCACCAACGGGGCAAAGATTTGATGAGGAAAACCTTCAAGAGTTTTGCAAGCAAAACAGATTGCAAACTTGGTTGATTGACAAACTCTTGAAGGGCGAAAGACGAGCGCATAAAGGCTGGACGACATGTCCTGACGCCAAACCTCAAGGGCAAGGATATCACAAGAAAGCATATCCCTTGCTGTCGCCAGATGGGCAGCTTTGCATCATTTATAGCTTGTCAGCGCTTGCCAAAGAGAACGGCTTAAGCCAAGGCAATATAGGTATGGTCATAAAAGGCACCAGAAATCATACAAAGGGCTGGCGCGATGGGCGCGATGCCTTGGATCAATATCAAGAGGAGACGCTAAGATGGTCGGCAAACTAACACCGGACAATCAGCTTTCAGCCAGCATCATCCCAATCGTGTTGAACGCATCACCGTACAGGACGCGCAACAGCCTGCTGGATGAATTCATGCGGCGCGATAAGGGCGAGGCGATTGATGACTTCAAAGCTGGTGAAGCTGCGTGGTGGGGCAATCACCTTGAACACACGATCGGCGCAGTCGCAGCTGAACGGCTGAAGCTGACCGATCTGCAACTGGAATTCGACGCAGCGTTCCAGCATCCCGATCTGCCGCTGGCTGCATCGCTTGACGGTCTGGCCAATGGCCACGGCATCATCGAACCTGATCCGACGCGTGGCATTTACGTTATCAACGCCAAGAAGATCGACATCACCGGCCCCGGCCTGCTGGAAATCAAGAACACCAGCGCAACGCCGGAAAGCGAACCGGCCCGTTTTCGCGGACCATTGCAAGGGCAGGCGCAGCTAATGTGCCACCCGACCGCGAAATGGCTGGCAGTGTGCGTGCTGTATCAAGGCACCGAATTGCGGATTTTCCTGTATCACCACGACAGGATCATCCAGCAGCAGATTCGCGATGCGGTGCTGGATTTCGAGCGCCGCCGGACAGAACGTGCTTGGTATCCTTGGTCGAACCT